ATCTGGAACTGCAATCGCACCAGATTTACAATTATCTGTTGATATTGCAACTATGAACGCAAAAACAGTTCTTGCTGATAGAATAAATGGTAAACTTGATAGTATGACCAAACAATTTATTGCAAAAACTGGTACTACTGATTTAGATTCTCAAGTATTAAATGAATTAGAAAGAGTATCTAAAAATGTAATTGCATCAGTAGATGTTGCTGGTTATAAAATTAAAGATATGGAAGTATATCCTGCTGGAACTCAATATCGTTCATTCGTATTATTAGAGTATTCTGATGAAGAAGCTATAAAAATACTTATGAATAGAATGAGAAAAGATAGAGCTGTATATGCAAAACTTCGTTCTAATAATGCATTTAAAGAATTAGAAAGAAGTGTTGACAAATCTTTAAATCAAGACGAAGTTCAATCTTTATCTAATATAGAAAAAGAATTGGACGATTTATCAGATAATATTAATCAAGGTGTCAACGAGAGATACATTGATACTGTTCCTGCTATTGGGCCTGACCAATGGATGACAGAGTAATGAGATTATTTATTGTCTTAATTTTTCTGTTTACATCAACAACTGCATTTAGTCAACCTAAAAAAGGTTTATTTGAAGGTGTTGGTGCATTTTTAGGTGTATTGAGTGCAAAACAATTAAATGTTACTGACCCATATGCACTTGCAGCTAGTGGACTTTTAGGTCTGTACATAGGTGGACATATAGGTTCACATATTGACAGAGTTGAAGAAATACACGAAATAGAGGGTAAAAGATGTAAAAAGTTTGTTACTGGAACTAATCGTGTAGGTATGGCTTGCAGAGAGTTTGGACAATGGGTAGTTGTACATATGGAGTAAAATATGTGGATTGCAATAGGTATTATAGGGTATTTAATTTTACCTTATATAGTATAGAGAAAAGGGAACTTCGTGTTCCCTTTTTTTTTAATTGATTCCCATTCCTATACTCATTAATATTGTGAATACTGACATTGTAATCGTAAACAAATTCATTAGAATCTCCTATGGCTTGGTCTATATCTTTATATAGTATTTTGTATAAAAAATATAAAGTGTATTCACAAATAAAATATAAAAAAAATACAAAAAGGGGTTGACATTGTTACAAAAACAAGTATAATATAGTTATGATAACAAATAACATAATAACAAACAAAAAAGGAGATATATTATGAGTGCATTAGTTGAAACTATGGCTTATGCTGGTGAAGTTCCATGGCATGGTCTTGGAACAAAAGTTCCACATGACATTTCTACAAATGAGATGTTAAAACAATCTGGTCTTGATTGGTCAGTTGAAAAAGTACCAACATTGGTAAATTTACCAATTAGTCCAGATAAATCTGGTGGGTATCAACCTACTGGTTCATTTGCATTAGTTAGAAGTTCTGATAACAAAGTTCTTGCACCAAGTGTAGGACAAAACTGGAATCCAGTTCAAAACAAAGAAGCGTTTGATTTCTTTTCTGAGTATGTTGAAGCTGGTGATTTAGAGATGCATACTGCTGGTTCTTTAATGGACGGTAAAATGGTATGGGCTCTTGCAAAAGTTAAACAAAGTTTTGAATTGTTTAAAGGTGATGAGGTAGAAAACTATATGTTGTTTTCAAATCCACATCAGTTTGGTAAGTCTATTGATATTAGAATGACACCTATTAGGGTCGTTTGTAATAATACTTTGACTTTATCTTTGAGTACCGATAGTGATTCTATGGTAAAAGTAAATCACAGAAGAGAGTTTAATCCAGAAATGGTTAAAGAACAACTTGGTATTGCAAGAGAAAAAATGGATAATTATAAGACTATGGCAGAGTTTCTTGGTAGTAAAAGATATACTACTGAAAGACTTGTTGAGTATCTTAACAAAGTTTATCCATCTAACATCAAAGATGAAGATGTTAAAGATAAGTCTGTTCCGACAACAGTTAATGGTAAGAAAGCATTTGAGGTTATTGAAACACAGCCTGGAAATCAGTATGCAAAAGGTACTTGGTGGCAAGCGTTTAATGCAGTAACTTTTAATACTGACCATCAACAAGGTTCTACTACTGACGGAAGACTTACTTCTGCTTGGTATGGTAGAAACAGAAGAGTTAAGTTGAAAGCACTTGATACTGCATTAAAAATGGCAGAAACAGTATAGGGACTTGACAAATTATTGACTCTGTGGTAGTGTATAAACATATAAATATAGATGAGGTGCTGTTCATAAGACACCTTAATGACACAATATAATATACCTACCCTAGTGTCATAAATAAATAGAGTTAGGGGTTCTCTATAAAAAACCCCAACTTTATGAGTTGCCTTTTTGGGACTCAAATATTAATCTTGCTTAAAGAAGGAGATAGATATGAATACTTTAGCAACATTAGACCGTAATAGGTTAACACCGTATACAGTTGGTTTTGATAGTCTATTTGATAGACTTTTTGATACTGACTTTCATACAACAAGTGGTGGATTCCCACCATATAACATAGTCAAAAATGATGACTACAACTATCAAATTGAGATGGCCTTGGCTGGTTATTCCAAAAAAGACATTGATATTGAACTAAAAGAAGGAACTTTAAGTATCTCATCTAAAAAATTAGAAGATGATACTGATGAGATTACTTTAATACATAAAGGTATTTCTCATAGAAGTTTCAAAAGAAGTTTTACTTTATCAGATGAGATGAAAGTAAAAGGTGCAAAAATGGAAAATGGAATGTTATTCATTGCATTAGAAAGAATTGTGCCTGACCACAAGAAACCTCAAACTATTGAAGTAAAATAAATTTATCGGTGGGGTTGACAAAACCCCACCTTTATTATATAATGACCATATGAAAAAAATAGATAATGTTAACCACCCACCACATTACAATCAACAAAGTATTGAATGTATAGATGCAATTCAATGTGCAACTGGTGATGGCTTTGAAAACTATCTTCAAGGTAATATATTAAAATACATTTGGAGATATAATTATAAAAATGGTACTGAGGACTTAAAGAAAGCTCAATGGTACTTAAATAAACTTATTGAAGTGAAGGAACTAAATAATGAAATTGTCAAATCAGACTAAAGAGATATTAAAAAACTATTCTCAAATCAATCAAAACATTTTAATTAAACAAGGTAATCAGTTAAAAACTGTATCTGCAATGAAAAACATTGTTGCATCTGCAACTGTTCCAGATGAGTTTTCACAAGAGATTCCTATCTATAATTTAAATGAGTATCTTGCAGCTATGTCTTTGTTTAAAGAACCAGTTCTGTCTTTCTCTGACAAGTATATGACTATCGCAGAAGAAGACAACAGTTCAAGTTGTAAGTATCATTATTCTGACCCATCTGTTATTGTAACAGTTGATAAAGAAATTAAAATGCCTTCTATTGATGTAGAAGTAGATATTACAGAAGAAAATCTAAAGAAAGTTATTACTGCAGCTGGTACACTTGGTGTTACTGATTTAGTATTAACTGGTCAAAAAGATAGTACGATACAACTTAAAGTAAAAGATAAAAAGAACAAAGCATCAAATGACTTTGCAATCACAATCGGTAGTGGTGCATCTGCATTTTTTGAATTTTATTTCAAAGTAGAGAATCTAAAACTATTGCCTGGTGATTACAAAGTGCAAGTTTCATCTAAAGGTATTTCTTATTTCACACATAAAAATTTAGATGTATCATATTTTATTGCATTAGAACCAGAATCAACATACAATTCATAGGGGAGTTAAATGAATAACACCTTTTTATGGGTTGAGAAGTATAGACCTAAAACTATACAAGATTGTGTATTACCAGAAAATCTAAAGAAAACCTTTTCTGAGTTTGTTAAGAATGGTATTCCTAATCTATTACTAACTGGAGGGCCTGGTGTTGGTAAAACAACAGTTGCAAAGGCAATGTTAGAACAAATAGGTTATGATTATATTATGATTAACGGTTCTGAAGAATCTGGTATTGATGTACTTCGTAATAAGATGAAGAACTTCGCATCTACTATGTCGTTAGAAGGTAGTAGAAAGTTTATCATTATTGATGAGGCAGATTATCTAAATGCACAATCAACACAACCAGCACTTCGTGGTATGATAGAAGAGTTCCACAAGAACTGTGGATTTATTCTTACTTGTAATTTTAAGAATAGAATCATAGAACCTTTACATAGTCGTTGTAGTGTTGTTGAATTTAATATTCCTAAAACAGAAAAACCAATGCTTGCAAGAGAGTTTATGACAAGTATTGAAAATGTTCTCAAAACAGAGATAGTAAATAATAAAAAAATAAAGTATGATAAAAGAGTTGTAGAAGAACTAATTATAAAGTTCTTTCCAGATTGGAGAAGATGTCTTAATGAATTACAAAGATATTCTACCTCTGGACAAATTGATAGTGGAATATTAGTAAATCTATCTGAAAAGAATATGAGAGATTTAATCACATTCTTGAGAGAAAAAGATTTTACAAGTATGAGAAAGTGGGTTGTTAATAATTTAGATAATGACCCTGCTAGAATATTTAGAAAAATGTATGACAATCTTTATGAGTATTTTGAAGATGGTCGTTCAATCGCAACGGCAGTTTTATTGATTGCAGACTATCAATACAAAGCTGCATTTGTTGCCGACCAAGAAATTAATTTACTTGCTTGTCTAACACAGTTGATGGGTGAATGTAAATTTAAATAGGAGTTATTATGGTTGATACAAATGAAGAGGCATATAATCTTGCAAAAGATATTAAGATGTCAATGGTTACTAAACCAGCATTAAATATGTTGGAAGTATTCTTACCAGAGTATGTTACAAAAGAATTTAACGAATATATTGACAGTGTAAGAGGAAGTGCAAAAAGTTTTTCACACGAACTTGTAGGACAAATCAAATCAAACGAAAAGTCTGCACAACTAGATATGAACTTTGAAGATAAACCAGTAAAAGGTTTGAAAGCTCTTCTTGAAGGTTTTACAAAATCGTATTTACAATTTTTAGGTTGTGCAGATGCAAAGAGTGATTGTGTATCTATGTGGACAGTTCATAGTTATGATGGTGATTATAATCCACTACACGACCACGGTGTTAACACACACACTGGAATGTCTTGTATTTTATATCTAAAAGTACCACCACAGATAGAAAAACTATCTGGTAGTGCAAAAGAATACGAAACTGGTGGACTTAAATTAGATTTAAATAATGCATCTGGTACTACTGATGGTTTTACATTTTTTAGTTGGGGTATAAACTGTACTAGTGATATTAAACAATTAAAACCAGTTCAAGAGTCATTTGTAAAACCAGAAGTTGGTAAACTATTAATGTTTCCTAATTGGTTAAAACACTCTGTATCACCATTTTATGGTGAAGGAGAAAGAAGAACTTTATCTGCAAACTTTGAGATAGAACTAAAAACTATGCCTTTACTTGCAGACCAAAAGATACTTGCACAGAGCCCAAAGTAATGGCATATGAATTAAAAGAGTATCTTAATTCTATAAACTTTAATAAGAATAATCTTATGGACGGTGAGGACGATATGTATGAAAAAAAGTATAGTCCTTTTATTGTAAACAAATGTCTTGCACCACATAATGATTGTATCTTATTAGTGAATGAAATGAATCGTTATGGTTCAGTTTTAGACAAAGATAAGAAGTTGCAGTATGACTTTTTACTAAATACTATTAGAACAAGGAAAAGATATGCACCTTGGATAAGGGAAAGTAAATCTAAAAACCTTGAGTATGTGAAAGAATATTATGGATATAATAACTCTAAAGCTAAATCAATTCTTGACATACTGAATGATGAACAAATAGAGTTCATCAAAAGTAAACTGAGTAAAGGTGGAATGAAAAAATGAACGAAACTTTATGGAACACAGATAAGATGTTAGAAGTTTCTTTAAAAGAACCAGATGATTTTCTAAAGGTTAGAGAAACACTTTCTAGAATCGGAGTATCATCTAGGAAAGAAAAGAAACTCTTTCAATCTTGTCATATACTACACAAACAAGGCAAATATTACATAGTTCACTTCAAAGAACTATTTGCACTTGACGGTAAAGAGCACAACATATCAGAGAACGATATAGGAAGAAGAAATTCTATTGCCTGTCTTTTGAAGGATTGGGGACTAGTTAGTTTTGAGAACGAACCAGAAACCAAAGCTCCATTATCACAAATAAAAGTTATCTCTTTTAAAGAAAAAGGTGAATGGGTTTTAGAACCAAAATATAACATTGGAAAAAAGAAAGAGGAAACTGATGAACCAAAAAGCGATTAGAAATAGACTTATAACTGCCTTTCTAGCTCATTCAGAAGGACATATTAAAAAACATCTTGCAAATGTTGAGGTGTTACTCTCAAATCCAGTTGGAATAGGTGAACACGGTGATATTATTAACGAAATAGAAAAAGAGTTAAAAGAAGTTGCACATTATGAAGATTTAATTGATGCAATGAAAAAATATTTTCCAGAGATTGATGAACTATTTGAGGGTTGACTATTTTTAAAAAGGTGATATAATATACATTATGGATTTTTATACTAATGTTGTACAGTGGGGTAATTTTCTTTTA